TATGCCAGCAGTAAGCTTCCTCACGAAGTAGTTAAGCGTCGTTCCTGCGAGCCCAGCAGTCGTCCTAACGGGATTCACCAGTGCCAAAGCTTGCTCCAGATTCTGGTACAACAACCACGCAACTCCATCCCACGCTGTGTAAAGGACCGATCCGATGGCGAAGTCGACCGTTGCGCCGGCTGCGGTGAAACAACCAGGCAACAACTCTTCCAACACTACTTCAGCAACCCTCGCACCTACGTGTGACCATGACGGGTTGGTAATAATGTTACTACCGGCCGCCAGTGGGGGAATGTTGGCTGAACTCTGAACATATTGCTCGCCTGGGTAACCCGGTTCCAATTCTGGGTACATGAACACCACGTCATATTCGATCGAGACATATCCGAACGCTTGCGGTCCATCTGCGTTGGAAAGACACACGATCTTCCCTTGAGACATGTCGCTCCTGTTGCCGACAACCCTATCCGTTAGGTAATAAGCCTTCGGGTCTTGGGGCGGGCGCCGGTAATGCACCTCGTGGCTGGCCCACGCGGGCCCCATTGCCGCGTACTGGTGGTTGAGGGCCGCCGTGACGTTGGTCGCGACGTCCTCTTCCACTTCCAATTCGACGTACGTGGCAATGGCGTTTGGAGCCGTTGTGGGAACAGTTGGGTGATACTTGATAGTGAACGAATCATAGCGGTACTTCTCATATGTTGCTGCGATGCGCGACAACCTGGAATTGCGCCAACACGCCGGATTGAGGTCAAACACTCCTGCGATCGTGGAGAAGGCGACAGTGCCCAGAGCTCCTAAAAGCTCGTGACCCCGAAACCTAACCACTCCTTCAGAGACTGTCTGCATCGAGAACTTGGATGGCGATAGGACGCAACCGTTGGCTGCTGGTGCCATGACCCTACGCTGGGCCGCTTGCTTGCTTACTTGTTTCTTGGCCTGCTGCTTGGCCTTGATTTTCTTTTGTTTTGTCATTGTGATGGTGTATGGGATGCGCGCCAACTCGCGGACTGTTCATCGGCCACCACCCCGTCGGGCTCACCCGTGCAGTCTCTTGGCATTTTGTTTAGCACGCTTAGCGTTTTGGGCGATTTAAGGTGACAGACCCCACTCTACCATCGTTCTTTTTCTGGCCCGGACCAAAGCCAAGGGTGCATGATGGGCCAACCCTTGCCGGGATTTACGAAGTCAGCTGTCCAGCGGCTGATCTCGCCTTCCAACCGAATCTGTTCTGTGACTGAAATGCCGAAGGCATTAGCAAAGCTCTTACGGGTCTCGCTACTGATCGGGATCGTGCGTCCACTCTTCCAATCAGACGGTAACCAACCGGACAATCGATAGCTATCTGAGATGGCCTGACCCAAAATTGGTCTTCTCGCGGATCTCCTGTTCATCTGACTGTGGGTGAGAAGAAGAAGCCTTTCCAGGTATGGCTGTATCACAGGGGTGCCTCGTGCAAGTGACAGCTCACCTAAACAGGTCGTGTACACTCGCTTGAGGTAGTTGGAGACACCTTGCCTCTTATGTGTCATACCAACCTTAGTCATGACCTTCGCCGGATTCCTGATCATGACCCACTCGCCCGCAACTAGCACTGGTCGCGCCTGGCAGTAATCTATCTCCTCGAATGAACTTGGTCTCCCCTCGATCTTGACCTCCATCCCCAGCTTGTCGAAATGCACGATGATTTGTTCGTCAGTAAGCTCGCCCTCGTACAGAAACACGCTGTCGTCTCCGTTGACGTTCATTGCGAACCTCTTGATTTTGGCAACTCTGGCTAAGGACGCCAAAGCACACGCAACTTGGACACAATTGCTTGCACCCGTGTCGGCGTCTCCGGACATCCTCCCACCCTTAACTCGGTACTTGACTTGGTCATCACCGCTTCGCGCCGATCCCTCATTGTCCAATTTCCACTCCAGGAGCTCCGACAGCTGTTGATGATCACATGCGTTGTTCCAAAAAACATGTTCTACTCTCTTCATGATGGGTCTCGACACATGCGCGTCGAACCGAGAGATGTCCAACAAAACAACTTTGCAACCAGGAATACTGTCATATGCTCGCCTCAGCTCTCGAGCGAGAGAGCGTGGACACAGGTTCTTACCAAAATGACGTCCCAAGCCAAAGCCGGGGATGTCCTTCGCAAGATACATCTTGTGCTCAGCCCTCCTTATGATTGAGGCCAACTGTAAAGTGTACTCAAAAGACCGAAATTGGATCGCACGACAATCTGGATACGGTTTCTCCTCGTCAAACTTGTATGCCTCCATCTTGACGAACATCTTGACCCTACTCTGGTCCTTGCGAACCATCTTGCCTTGCTTCAACAAATTCTCGTGGGCGCGCTGGTAGCGTGCGCGTTTTGCCCCTGTGTAGCCTGCGTATACCTCGGAATAACGGGCGGGCCGTGCTGAACAAAATTTTGCCAAGGTGACTGCAAAGGGGGTGACATACTCCTCAATGTATTTCTCGTTAGGCCTTCGGACACACTTACCAACCCTCATCTCCAATGCGTTGATTATGTTGCATATGCATGGCTTGGGATAAAACCAGCGTTGTTGGGTAATATGAGTGTTGATAACGGGAGGAGATATGTACATCTGAGGCCTACGGGTGGGGCGGCAGCGATAGTTGTCGGGCATATGGGTTATGGTAAGTTGAGAGCCGGAGCAATCAGTTCCAGAACAATCTGGGGCGTGCTTCTTCGGCTGAGGCCCACCATAACAAACCATTTCCCGCTCAACCACGCTAGCCTATTGTCGTGGGGGCAGAGGCGCCGACAACCCGATGGCCGTCTTAAATGCCCACCAGTTGAGCCTGATCCTCTGGCCGAGCGTAGGCCCGGTTCGATTCTCTGTGGCCGCCCAGTGTATCATCCAACGGGCCTTCAGGTCGAGAACGACCTCTTTCCTCACCATGCTGAACTGTGCTTGCACGAAAGCGGAACCTGGGCATAAAGCCTCTCGACAGTGCGATGCTACCATTGCTCCATGACTGCCTGGGCCTACCTGCTCATACACGATTTTCTTGGTTTTCTTGTTGCCAAACCCCAACTCACAACCCTCTCGCTTGTGCTGCGCCATCAACTCGCGGTACACATCAGCCAACTCACTGTCGCTGAACTTGAAGGTTGGGTCCGACATCAACCGTACTGCCGTCTCCATCAAGGAACAATACTCGATGCGCTTGCCTCTGTAGGGCCTCTGCTTGCCCCTTGTCCCACGCTTGCGACCGCGCTTGTACTCAATCTCGACAAAGTTCTTGTACGTCTGTTTCTTGGCACTCGGTTCCACAGAATCACCAAACACCCTTACCTCTCGATCCTCCCGGGCCTCGATCCTCCGTGTCTCTCGTACCAACGCGCGTTCCTCTGACACCGCTGCCAGATCTCCACGCCACAGAACCAAGCTCGTGCTCGTCGTCTCGGTTTCCGTCACAGTAACGGTCTCGGTCGCGCCCGACTCAAGATCCAAACTGCACGTGCTGCTCATCAAACTCGTGGTATCGCTCGCCTCACGTCCAACGTCCGCAACGTGGTCCGTGACTCTACTGGGCGTTCTGATCCAGCCGACTAGACGAGTCCACAAGCTCCGGGTAGCTCCTTGTTCAGGGAGATCCACCACCATGGGGCTGGGACGCTGGGCCATCACCGTCACCCTCGTCTCTACTGTCGTCGTCCTGGAGCGAGTCCACTGCTGACCGCCCGCCCAACCATTCACCAAATCCACTGTCTCCTCTGGGGTGAGGCTCCGGATCGGTTCATAGTCGAGTGGGCCCGGTTGGGCGTAGAATTGCCCGACCGGTACCTCACCGAAATACATAAGTGAGGTCGCCGGGTCCATTTGGGGTGTGTGCAAAG